CGCCCTGTTGCCCTGTTCACCTACCTCCAGCCCGGCCAGCCATTCCGCCCCGGAACCCAGCAAATGCGCGAGGAGGTCCCCCTCTGACTCGCCCCCCAATTACCCCTCGATCGCTCCGGCCCTTCGATCGGCTGGACGAGGTAATCATGCAGGTCATATCCCTGAACGTCGGAAAGCCCTGTCCGACCACGAAAGAGATCAGGGAGTGGACCGGGATGCCGATGAAACGGATATGGCCCTACATCGAGGGCATGGCCCAGAGGGGCAGGATCGAGATGGAAGTGCAAGAATCGAAGCCCCAGGGTAAGGACCCCAAGCGCCGCCGTCTCAGGATCGCGGGCGGAGAGTGGACCGGGTGGACTGACCGGGGCATCAATGCCGAGGGATGGGCGAAGCGACGGGCGAGGGAGGCTGTTGCGTCATGCTGACGATTACGAGCCGCCGCCGATTCCTCCTTGGCGCAGGAGCCCTGATAGCAGCCCCGTCGATTGTGCGGGCGCAAAGCCTCATGCCGGTGAGTGTGGTGGAGGTGAGCGAAGGTTTGACGTTGGATAACATTCTGCGGGCCAAGTCTGCGCTGGAAGCGAACGAAATGACCGCCACGGAGTTGGTCGCCCTTCAGCAACGATGGGCGGATGCCGCCCTTGAGCTAACTCGACGCGTTCTGGAAAATGGCGCGCTCAAGCCCCCGACCGTGAAGTGGTTTGCGGCGGGCGCCGACTTTGCCAACGGGCTCGCGAGCGTCACGCGCCAATCCTAAATAGACGCCACTTTCGCTGCATCTAACTGACCGGGCGTATCTTTCGCGTATTTCGCGCGGAGTACGCTTGTCCGAACTCACAGCCAAACAGCAGCGATTCGTCGCTGAGTATCTGATCGACGGTAACGCCACTCAGGCGGCGATCAGGGCTGGCTACTCAGCAAAGACGGCGCACGCCATCGGGCACGAGAACCTTAACAAACCTGAAATTGCCGCTGAAATAGCCAAGAGGCAGCAAAAGATCGCGGACAAGCTCGGGCTGACCGCCGAATCCCTGATCCTCGACACCCAGGAAATCCGCGACCTCGCCAAGCGTGACGGCATCTACGCCTCCGCCCTGAAGGCGAACGAAATGCTTGGCCGCTCGCTGGGTGAAGTTAATCCCTTCCGCGAGACCGTGAACATCAACGCCAAGGTCGAGGCTCCGTCCGAGGACGTGATGGAAGCCGCCCGGCGTATCGCATTCGTCTTTGCGCAAGCAGGGGCGATTCCCGAGGCGGAAGCCTCACCTCCGACCAAGCATTAAGCAATCGAGCAATCTGGAGTAGCGTACCATGGCAAGCACCAAGTCCTCTTTCGTCTCTCTGCACGGCAAGCGCCTCGGCCTCGCGCCGGGCTACCTCAAGGTCGACGGCGGCCTCGCGGGTCCCGCCCTCAATGTCAGCGCCTCGACCGTGGCCGGCAACAGCGCGACCACCTCCGAGGTGACGCTGAAGTCCTACTCACTGCCGGGCAGCACGCTGGCGACCGACCAGGGCGTCTATGTGAAGGCTTATGGCCGCTTTGCCGGCAACGCCCAGAACAAGCGCGCGACCCTCTACGTCGGCGGCGTGAACATCACGACGGCTTCGGTCACGACCTCTGGCGGGGCTTGGTATCTCGAAGGCCGCTACTACAAGACCGGCTCCAGCACGCAGCGCGCGATCACGGGCGGCATGATCGGCTCGACCGCTCTGGCTCTTGCCAGCGCGACCGACACGGCGACCGACACGTCGGCCATCACGATCGCGCTGAAGGCAACGTCGGGGTCGGGCTCGGCCAGCGACATCCTCTGCGACGCTCTGGAAGTCGGCTTCCTCTAAGTGGTCTGGTACTGCCCCTCATACGGGCGACCGGAGCAGCTTAGAGACCTCCTGAACGCGCCTGGCGGCATGCCGCAGAACCTGGTCGTCCTCGTCAATGAGGACGATCCGAGGCGGGACGATTACCTGCGCCTGTCACCGTGGCCCGTCCGGCTGATCCCGGCGGGTTCACGGGCTTGCGACGCGCATCGGTTCGTGTTCCGCGAATACCCCGACGAGCCGTACTACGGCATCACTGCGGACGACTTCATTCCGCAGACGCCGGGTTGGCACGAGAAGATGGTCGCGGCGGCGGGTGGCGGTCACATCGCTAACCCAAAGGGCGGCCCCGGCTGGCCGGACAAGTTAAGAACCGCCCTGTGCCTTGGCGGCGATCTTGTGCGGGCCATGGGCTTCATCGTGCCTGATGGCATCAATCACAACTACGCCGACGACGTATGGGATCTGATCGGCCATACGTTCCGCCTGATCGCGCCGCTGCCCGATGTCGTGGTGGAGCACAAGCATCCGCTCTATGGCACGGCGCCGGTCGATGCGACCTACGTCCGGGGCTCGGCTGACTTCGAGCAGGACCGGGCGCGCTTTGCCGAGTGGCGCAAGGTTGAATGGCCGGAAGTCGCCCGCCGCGTCGCTGAGTTCACCGGCATGGAGCTTAGGACGATCACGGGCCGCACGCATTGCGTGGCGTTCTGCATCCCCTCTGCGGATCAGGTGATGGTCCACAAGCCCTTCATCCGCTGCTTAGAGGCCACGAAGCGGCTGCTGGACGAGCATGGCGTGCCCTGGGTCCACATCCAGAAGGATGGCGGCAGCCACGTCGGCAAGGCCCGCGAGGGCGTGCTGTGGGACGCGATGAAGACCAACGCCACGCATTTCATGTGGCTGGACGACGACATGACGTGGGAGCCGGAGGCGGTGCTTGGCCTTCTGGCGTCCGGCCACGATTTCGCCGCCGTGGTCGGCATGCGCAAGACCGACCCGCCCAAGCCGGCCTGCAATACGCTGCCGGGCGCGGCTGTGTTCGATCACAGGACGGGGTTCCTGGAAGTGCGGGACGTGGGCTTCGCCTTTGTCTGCCTGACTCGCAAGGCGATCGAGCGCATGTGCGAGGCGTACCCCGACCTCAAGTACGAGACGGGCGACGGCAGCGACCAATACGCCCTGTTCCTCGACATGATCGACCGGGACAGCACGCCTGCGGGGGACAGGCTGGGCGAGGATTTCAGCTTCTGCCGCCGCTGGCGCAAGCTCGGCGGTCGCATCTGGGTCGATGCCCATGCCGAACTCGGCCATTGGGGTTCCGGCAACTACAAGGGCAAGCTGTCCGATTTCTTCGAGTACCGGGCCGCTGAAGCGCCGCCCGTTCCTGCGTCCAAGGTGGCCTGAGTGAACGCCGCCGCTCAATCGTCCTCGCCCGCCGATCTGCTGGGGCAGATCATGTCGCGCTTCAACGCGATGCCGGAGGACAAGCGAGCCGAGGTCAAGAGGCTGGCCGAGGATGTAACGCGCGGCATGAAGTGGCTGCCGAACGCGGGGCCGCAGACGAAAGCCTATTTCTGCCCGGCAGACGTGCTGCTCTATGGCGGGCAGGGCGGTGGCGGCAAGTCGGACTTGGGCCTTGGGCTGGCCTTCACCGCCCACGAGAAGTCCCTGATCCTGCGCCGGCAATACACCGACCTTGGCGCCCTGATCGACCGCGCGCTGGAGATCAACGGCTCGCGCGAGGGCTTCAACGGCTCGCCCCCGCCCAAGCTGACCACGGCGGACAACCGCCTGATTCGATTCGGCGCCAACCAGCGGCTCGGTGACGAGCAATCGTGGCAGGGCCAGCCGTTCGACCTCAAGGTGTTCGACGAGGCGTGCCAGCATCTTGAGCAGCAGGTCCGGTTCCATCTCGGCTGGCTGCGCTCGACCAAGCCCGGCCAGCGCACCCGCGCCCTGTTGCCGAGCAATCCCCCGATCACGTCCGAGGGCCAGTGGATCATCGGCATGTTCCGCCCGTGGCTGGACATCACGCACCCGTTCCCGGCCAAGCATGGGGAACTGCGCTGGTTCGTGACGGACCCGGACGGCAAGGACTTCGAGGTTCCCGGACCACAGCCCTACCAGTTCCCCGGACAGGACCGGCCCGTGCTTCCTGTCTCGCGCACGTTCATTCCTGCCGAGCTTCGCGATAACCCGTACCTGATCAACACCAACTATCAGGCCCAGCTTGACGCCCTGCCGGAGCCGTTCCGCTCGGCCGTCCGCGACGGCAACTTCATGGCGTCCAAGAAGGACGACCAGTGGCAGGTCATTCCGACCGCCTGGATTGTGGCTGCTCAACAGCGCTGGACGCCCAAGCCGCCAGATCATGTGCCGCTGTGTGCCCTTGGCGTCGATGCCTCGGGCGGCGGTGACGATCCCATGGTGATTGCGGGCCGGCATGATGGCTGGTACGCGCCGCTGGTCGCGGTTCCCGGCAAGGAGTTGCCGATCGACCGCATGGGCAGCCATGGCGCGGGCATCATCCTCTCGCACAGGCGCGACGACGCTCAAATCGTGATCGACATGGGCGGCGGCTACGGCGGCTCGATGTACGAGCACCTGAAGCTGAATGGCCTGAGCGTGATCGGCTACAAGGGCTCGGCTGCCTCGACGGTTCGCACCCGTGACCGACAGATGGGCTTCGTCAACAAGCGCAGCGAGACCATTTGGCGCTTTCGTGAGGCGCTGGACCCTGACCAGGCCGGCGGCTCGCCCATCGCGCTTCCTCCCGACCCGATCCTCGTCTCCGACCTCACTGCGCCGCTGTGGGAGCCGGTCAGCTTCAAGGGCGGCATGGCGATCAAGGTCGAGGACAAGGAAGACGTGTGCGAACGGCTGGGCCGCTCGACCGACCGAGGCGACGCCGTGGTCATGGCGTGGTCTTCGGGCCTCAAGCAGATGAACGTCGAGGGGGGCTTCAGCCCGTCTCGCAAGTCCCGGCCCCAGGTGATCATGGGGCACCAGAACGTGCGTAGAGTAAGGAGGTAGTCATGGCTGGATTGTTTGGTGGTGGATCTTCGCCGCCGCCGCCTCCACCGCCGCCGTCCATTCCGACCCCGGTCGTGATGCCCACGCCCGACCCTGAAGGGCAGAAGACCGCCGAGGCGAAGAAGCGCGCCGAGATGCGAGGCCGCGTGACAACCCGCGCCGCGACGATCCTCGGCAGCGATAACGACACGCTGGGCTAGGGCCATGGCCGACGTGATCATTGGCGAAGGTCCGGCACCCAAGGGCGGGAACGATCCCGCTGACATGACCGATCGCTACAACACAAAGCTCACGCCGGAAGAAGAAGCTGCGTTTCTTGAATGGGCGCGGTCGGGGAAGCGCGACTACAGCAAGGACACATTCGACTACGACATGCGTGGCTTTTGGAAAGCCATGACGCAGGGGGACGAGAAGGCAAAGACGGAAATGCAGAACGGCAACCCGCATTTCCCGGACACCTACAAGAAGCCCAATCATCCCTCGTTCAGCAACGAGAGCAAATATCACGGCGCAGACGGCCATCAAGGCGGTCGGTGGTCGTCTCGTGACGGCAAGGACGTATTCACGCCCGGCCCCGGCAATCTGAAATATTGGGAGCCGGCGGCCTTGGCTGCGTACTTCGCCAAGTATGGCGACGGCGCCGTTCTAGATGGAGGCCAATGATGCCGCTCGACGCCTCGACCGATTCTCTTTCCCGCAAGGGCCTGCGCGATCAGATTCGCGCCCAAGGCACCAAGCTGTTCGATCGCGGCGGCCTGATGGCCTATTGGGAGGAATTGCGCCGGAACTTCTACCCCGAGCGCGAATCCTTCACGGGTACAACTCAGTTGGGCGATGACTTCGCCTCGGACCTGATGAGTAGCTACCCAGTGGTGGCCCGGCGCGACCTCGGCAACACCTTCGCCGCCCTGCTGCGCCCGACGCGCACGCCGTGGTTCAAGACCCGCTCGTCCCGACCCGACCGGGAGACGACCGAAGACCGCCAGTATCTCGACTGGGCAACCGAGCTTCAGCGCAATGCGATGTACGACCGCGTGACCTCGTTCGTGCGGGCCGCACGCGAGGCGGATCACGACTATTGCACCTTTGGGCAGGCCGCGATCCGGCTGGATATGTACCGCCCGCGCAACGGACAGACGCCCCACCTGCTCTACAAGACCCGCCACCTCCGCGACGTGGCGTGGCTGGAGAACGTCATCGGTCAGATCGACACGATCTATGACCGCGACAAGCCCACCGCCACGATGCTCCGCGCCCTGTACGGCGATGGGAAGCTGCACCCCAAGGTCATCGAGAAGCTGACCCAGACCAATCCCGAGCCGCACGCGACATTCAACGTGTGGCGCCTGGTCCTGCCGACCGAGGTTTACCGCGAGATGCCCGGCGCCAAGGACATGCGGACGCCCTACGTCTCGATTCACTACGACGTGGACAACGACCACGAGATCGAATGCACGGGCCAGTGGACACGAGGCTATGTGATCCCGCGCTGGCAGACCGTCTCGGGCAGCCAGTACGCCCATTCCGCCGCCATGGTCGCGGCGCTCCCCGATGCGCGTCTGCTGCAGGCCGTGACGCTGGTCCTGCTGGAGGCGGGCGAGAAATCCGTCAACCCGCCGCTGATCGCGACCGAGGATGCCGTCCGCTCCGACATCGCCATCTATCCCGGCGGTCAGACGTGGGTCTCGCAAGAGTACGACGAGAAGCTGGGCGAGGCGCTGCGCCCGATGAATATCGACGCCAAGGGCCTCGGCTTCGCCATGGAACTGGTCCGCGATATCCGCTCGTCCCTGCGGGATGCGACCTTCCTGAACAAGATGGATTTGCCCCCGGTCGGCGGCCCCGACATGACCGCCTACGAGGTCGGCCAACGAGTGCAGGAATACATCCGCAACACACTGCCTCTGTTCGAGCCGGTCGAGCAGGACTACTCGGCCTGGCTTTGCGACGACAGCTTCGAGTTGCTGTACCGCAACAGCCCGGAAATGCAGATGAACCTGCCTCGCTCGCTGATTGGGCAGGACCGGACATTTGAGTTCGAGAGCCCGCTGCGTGCTGCAGCCGAGAAGGCCAAGGCCGGACAATTCATCGAAGCGGGCCAGATCATCAGTCAGGCCGCCCAACTTGACCCGACCAACGCCCTGATCGTGAACAGCAAGAAGGCCACGCGCGACGTGCTGCACGGCATCGTGCCGGCGGCGTGGCTGAACACCGAGGCAGAGGTCGATGCGGCTGTCGCCAATCAGAAGGCGGCTGAACAGCAGGCCAAGATCATGGCGCTCATGGAGCAGGGCGCCGGCATCGCCAAGACCGCAAGCGAGGCGGCGGCCAATGTCTCGCAGGCCGCGCCATCGTTCCAGATGGCGTGATGAACGGAGAACGCACCCGTGAAAGACGAACTGGAGCGCATAGCGACGGCGCTTGAAAGCATTGCGGCGTCGCTGATCAAGAAGGCGAATCCGCCGATTGCCGTTGAGCCAGAGTTTGATGCTGACGGTTGGCGCATTCAGCGCGGCTTCCTTGATGACGGAACGTCTTATGTGATGCGTATCAAGGAGGGCCACTTGGTAGGATATGATTCGGCACGTGAACCGGGAACGTGGCGTGACCCGGAAACGTCCGATCTGACCAAGCGCATCTTCTGCAATCCGTCCGGGTCGTGCAGTCGATGCGCTCCCAACATCCGCGATTTGCCTGCTCGACAAGTTCTTGATGCCCTCCAACGGGCCGCAAACCATACGGCTACGTGTCCATTTCGGCGAGCGTTTGGGCATCCCGATCTGCTGTCCCCTGACGGACGACTAGCGCCTGTCGGCGGTCTCCGTGAATCGGGGCCGGCATGACGCGGGGTATAGACAAGCTAACGGAGGAAGCCATCGCGGCGGCCACAAAACCTGGCCTATACGGTGACGGCGGCAACCTCTATCTCCAGGTTGCTGACATAGACGGCAAGGGCCCGACGAAGTCGTGGGTGTTGCGCTACATGCTCAATGGCCGGGCTCGCAAAATGGGCCTTGGCAGTGTCAACGACCGTACATTGCACCAAGCACGCGAGCGCGCTCGGTGGGCACGCTTGCAGCTTGCCGACGGCGTTGACCCCCTCAGTGTAAAATATCTCGTTACGCCCGTCGCGCCGGGGCGAGAGCCGACCGCTTCTATTCAGCAGACGGCCAAACCCAAAGTTGCGCGACCAACGCTGACCTATTTTATTCAAGCCGGTGACGCGAATGGCCTCGTGAAGATCGGCAAGACCACCGACCTAGAGACGCGCATCGCAAGACTTCAGACTGGGTGTCCTCTGCCGCTGCATGTCATCCGCACAATCTCATGCGATTGTGAATCATACATGCACCGAGCATTTGCGGGCGAACGCCAGCGCGGCGAGTGGTTTGAGTTTTGCCCGAGTATGCTTCTTCTGCCCGACCCAGCGACAGAGGCGGTCTGGCTGCAAGGTGACGCGTGGCGCGAGACTGTTGATCTTCTCTACGGCGGCCCCCTCGGGGGAGGCATGAGTAAACTCGCCATCAACGGGGCGAGAGACTGATGGCATTGCCCAAGCTCCCGGTCCCCCGCCGTGTGCCGACCAAGAAGCCCCCGCCGTTCTTTGATGTGGAGTGGGATACGCCGGACGCGGCAGCCTTGCAGGCATTAGCCCGAGGCGACGCCACACCCGAGCAACAGAAGCGCGCCCTTGACTGGACGATCAACAAGGCCGCCCGCGCCTATGACGTGAGTTTCCAGCCCGACAACCCGCACGGCACCGACTTCTTCGAGGGCCGCCGCTATGTCGGACTGAAAATCGTGGAGCTTTTGAAAATCAGCACGCGAGACTTTGCAACGCAAGACACAGGTGAACGCTAATGAGTGACGACAAGAATACCCCGCCGGCTGGTGATCCGCCTTCGACGCCGCCATCGACTCCTCCGACTACGCCACCGGCATCCAGCGCCCCGCCGGCCTCGACGCCTCCCGCGTCGTCTTCAGCAACCCCACCGGCCACACCGCCCGCAGGTGATCCTCCGGCGGGCGATCCGCCTGCGGCCCCCGCCTTCCCCGACGACTGGCGCGAGAAGTACGCCAAGGGCGACGAGAAGAAGCTGAACACGCTGAAGCGGTACGCCTCATACGAGGCCGCGATGGATGCGCTGTTCGAGGCCCGGCAGAAGATCAGCCAGGGCTTGCAGAAGCCCAAGCTGCCGGACAACGCCACCCCCGAGCAGATCGCGGAATACCGCCAGGCCCTCGGCGTGCCGGAGGCGCCGGACAAGTACGACGTATCGCTGGGCGACGGTCATGTCTGGGGCGAGGCCGACAAGCCGCTGCTGGAGTCGTTCACCAAGGCTGCGCACGAGTCGAACGTCCCCGCCGAATACCTGAAGCCGATTCTGAAGTGGTATGACCAGCTTCAGCAGCAGCAGCACGAGGCCCGCACGCTGGCCGATGCCGGTTACAAGAAGGCCAACGTCGATCGCCTCGCCTCGGAGTGGGGCGGCAACCTCGGCATGGAGACCCGTATTGCTGACGAGTTCATGCAGCAGATGGGCCCGGAGATGTACGAGAAGTTCAAGGGGGCCCGCGACGGGGAAGGCAACCTCCTGTTCGCCAATGCCGACTTCATCCGCTGGGCCAACAAGATGCAGCGGGAACTCAACCCCACCGGCACGGTCCTGCCGGGCACGGGCATCAACTCGATGCAGGCGGCGGAAACCCGCAAGGCCGAGATCGAGGCCATGATGAAGGACAGCAACTCGGCCTACTTCAAGGGCGAGAAGATCACCAAGAACGGGCGCACCGATACCAAGATTGCGCTCGAATACTACGACCTGCTTCAGGCGATCGAGCGGCAGCAGGGCCGTAAGGCGGCGTGAGGGCGGCAGGCTGGTACTGGGTTCGCCGCGTCAGCGACGAGCCCTGGCAGCCCGCCCATTGGGGCCCATGCACATACTATCGGGGTGAGTGGCGCTGGAGACTCGCCACCTACCTGGAGCTTCATCGCGGGCGGATGTACCGCATAGGAAAGCGCATTGATCCTCCAGCTTGACCCGCCGATTCCAGTCGCCGTGACGGCGGGCGCGCTGCCGCTTGGCGTGAAAAGCAAATGCGGACGCGGCTGGTGCTACGGCTGGCAGTCGGTCGGCATCGACGGCCACCGGCTCTGGATCGTGGTGATGGACGACACGGGCGAGGTCGTGGACGTGCCGCAGCCCGAGGTTCGCGTCGATATGAACTGGAGCATCGGGCGGCGGTCTAAATAGACGCCGCTTTTGCCCAATTGCGTTTCGCTCGCGTAACCTTCCCGACAATTCGCTAGACGGCCCCTTTAGCCATCTAGTCGCGGCCCCGGCTTCACTGCCGGACACCCCGGCCGACTGAGAGCAAGGACACCCCGGATGCGGAGGTCTCACAACCTTCACCTCTTGGAGCTTGCTCACCATGAGCGACACCGCATTTCAAACACAGTACCGGCAGGAGTTCATTTCCGGCTTCGAGCAGCGCGAGTCGATGCTGCGCAAGGCCGTAACGACCGAAGCCGTGATCAAGGGCAACACCGCGACCTTCCTCGTCGCAGACTCGGGCTCGGCTTCTGCCGTCACCCGTGGCGTCAACGGCCTGATCCCGGCCCGCGCCGACAGCCTGACCCAGACCTCGGCCACTCTCGCGGAATGGCACGACCTGGCCCGCAAGACCGGCTTCAACATCTTCGCCTCGCAGGGCGATCAGCGTCGCATCATGCAGATCACGACGATGGGCGTGATCAACCGCAAGATCGACACCGACATCCTCGCGGCGCTGGAAACCGGCACGCAGGACACCGGCACGGCCACCACGGCTTCGCTGGATCTCGTGATGTATGCCAAGACGATCCTCGGCAACAACGCGGTCCCCGGCGACAACCTGTACGCCGCCATCAGCCCGGCCTTCGAGGCTTACCTGATGCAGACCAAGGAGTTCGCTTCGGCGGACTACATCACCCGCAAGCCCTTCGAGGGCTCGAACTCGGGCGTCGGCTCGGTGTTCATGTGGGCGGGCGTGACCTTCATGGTTCACCCGAACATCACCGGCAAGGCGACCTCGCTGGAGAAGTGCCTGATGTGGCACCGCGACTCCATCGGTCACGCCCTGGACAAGGACACGCTCCAGGCCCCTGTCGGCTACAACGACGAACACGACTACTCGTTCGCCCGTTGCACCGCTTTCTTCGGCACCGCCCTCCTGCAGAACTCTGGCGTCGTCCAGATGAAGCATGACGGCTCGGCCTACGTCGCTCAGTAAGGAGAGCCATCAATGAGCTACAGCACTTCCTCGCCGCCGCGCCTGATCGTCCCGTCGTTCACGGGCGCCGGCTCGGTCTGGTACTACACGTCTGCCGACGCGAGCGCGACGGTCGATGCTTCTGGCTATATCACCAATGGCGGCAACCTCGGCATGAAGGTCGGTGACGTTGTGATCGTCAACGACACGGGCACGCCGCTGATTACCGCCCATCAGGTGATTTCGGTCTCGACTACTGCTCCTGGCGCCGTCGACCTGTCGAACGGCACCACGATCGGCACGAGCACGAACAGCGACTAGTCGTAGCCTCGCGCTGCGATTCACAAAAGTCCCCCGGCCATCCGGTCGGGGGCAACTGGGTTGCCGCCGCCATTGCAGCGTAGCGTTCCGCTGTGGTGGCGGCAATTCCACACCATAGGAGAACGCAGTCTTGAAACTTGTTCCGCATCTTCTCCGCGAGTCGGAAACCCGCCACAGCAACTACGAAATCGTGCTGGAGGAGGGGGTGGCTCTCGAAGATACCCTGAAGTCCGAGTTCTGGGTGCATGTCGCCCGCCGTCTCAGGGTCCGGGACCACATTCAGATCCACGCATTCGACGGTTCCTGGTACGCCGAGCTTCTGGTGCGCGGCGCCACGCCGCTGTCCACCACGGTCGGCCTGATCAGCAAGGTCGAGTTCGAGCCGAGGGCCGCCAAGACCAGCGAGCGCGAGACCGTGCCGGGCTACACCATCAAGGCGCGCGGCGCCGCCAAGTGGTGCGCCATCCGCGACGCCGACAAGGATGTCGTCGTCACCGGCCTGAACACCTACGACGAAGTGGTGGCCTGGCTGAAGAACCCGCCGCAGCAGATCGCGGCGTAGTCAACCGTGAGCGTTACGCGCCTGACGGTCTACAACGGCGCGCTCCGAGAGGCGGGCGAGCGTTCGCTTGCCTCACTTAGCGAGAACCGCGAGCCCCGCCGTCTTCTGGATGATATCTGGAACGACGGCGCGGGTTTGCTGCGCTTCGTGCTTCAGGCAAAGCAGTGGCGCTTTGGCCGCCGCACGGTGAAACTGTCGGCGGACCCCGACATCACGCCGGACTTCGGCTATCGCTACGCCTTCGGTGTTCCGACCGATCACGTCCGCACATGCGCGGTATCTGAGGATCAGTACCTGCAGACGCCGCTCCTCGCCTATCAAATCGAGTCCGGCTACTGGTACGCCGACATCGACCAGATCTATGTCTCGTATATCAGCACGGATACGAGCTACGGCGGCGACCTGAGCAAGTGGCCGCCCAACTTCACGCTCTGGGTCGAGACCCACATGGCGAGCCTGATTGCCGGTCGCCTGACCGGCTCCAAGGCCAACCGCAACGACCTGATCAAGCTCGCCGCGATGCGCCTCAAGGAAGCCGCCGCGACCGATGCCATGGAGAGCCCGACCCAGTTCCCGCCGGGCCCGCAGGGCACGTTCGTTCGCGCCCGCGCCGGTCGGCAGGCCGCGCGGTACGACAGGGGAAGCCGCACGCGGCTGACGGGTTAGCATGCCCGTTCACGCACTCCTGGCATTCAACCGCGGAATTGTATCGGACAAGGCCCTCGCACGCGCCGACCTGAAGCGCATGGCCCTGTCTGCCGAGACGCAGACCAACTGGATGCCGCGCACGCTGGGCCCGATGAGCCTGCGTCCGGGGCTTGGCTACATAACCTCGACGCAGAACGATGCGGCGGCGAAGTACATCGAGTTCGTCTATTCCGCCTCCGACATGGCGCTGATCGAACTGACCGACTCCAGCATGCGCGTGCTGATCGAAGATGTCGTGATCCGCCGGCCTGCGGTGACATCGAAGCTCGATCGCTGGAACAGCGGCGGCGGCGTATGGGATTCTAGCAGCGACACGACCTCGACCTTCGTCAACGGCACGGATGTGGGCTACTGGAAGAACAACGACGAATCTGGCGGAACGTCGGCCTTTGCGACGGGCGGCTACCTGTCTCTGACCGGCACCGGCACGGCATCGGCTATTCGCGACCGCCGCATTGCCGTGGTCGAGACCAACGTCGAGCATTCGCTGAATATCATCATCAACCGGGGCAAGGTGACGCTGAAGGTTGGCACGTCCGAGGGCGGCGAGGAGCTATTGACCCAGCGCACCCTGCGTGCGGGCTACCACAGCATCTCCGTCACGCCCACGACCGCGACCATGTTCGTGCGTCTCAGCAATGCCAGCACCGTGGCGTCTCTGGTCGATAGCGTGACCCTGGGCCAGGCGGCGGCGGATATGACGCTGACGACGCCATGGACGGCGAGCGATCTCAGCAATGTCCGCTGGGCGCGTATCAACGACGTGACCTTCGTCGCCTGTGCCGGCGTACAACAGAAGCGCATCGAACGACAGGGATCGGATAGCCCGCGCTCGTGGTCGGTGGTCGAGTATGCGCCCGAGGATGGGCCTTTCCGCGACGTCAACACGGGGCCCGTCCGCCTGAAGGGGTCGGCCCTGACCGGCGACATCACGCTGACGGCAGAGCGTAATTTCTTCAAGTCCACGCACGTCGGCGGGCTGTTCTCTCTCACGTCGGCGGGCCAGGAAGTGACGGCGACGGCGGCGGCGGAAAATACCTTCACGTCGTATATCCGCGTGACGGGCGTGGGCAGCGCACGCGCATTCACCATCACGCTGTCAGGCACGCTGGCCGCTAGTACCGTAACCCTGCAGCGGTCGGTTGCCTCTCCGGGCGACTGGACCGATGTCACCACGTATACGGCCACGACGACCACGACCTACACGGACGGTCTCGACAACCAGATCATCTACTACCGCATCGGCATCAAGACGGGTAACTACGGCGGCGTCGATAGCGTGGCGATGACGCTGACCTTTTCGGCGGGCTCTATCACCGGCATCGTTCGCATCACGGGATACACGTCGGCCACGTCGGCATCGGCGCAGGTTCTGAAGGATCTCGGCAAGGCCAACCAGTACACGCAGGACTGGCGTGAGGGCGATTGGAGCCCGAAGAACGGCTATCCATCCGCCGTGGCTGACTCCGATGGCCGCCTGTTCTGGGCCGGCAAGGGCTATGTGTGGGGCTCGATCTCCGATGCGTTGGATAGCTTTGACGACACGGTAGAGGGCGATTCCGGGCCGATCCGCCGCACCTTGGGCGAGGGTGCGGTCGATGTCGTCAACTGGCTGCAGCCGTCCACCAATCTCCTGATGGGCCTCGACGGCACGGTATCGGCGGCGAGGTCGTCGTCTCTGGATGAAGTCCTGACGCCGACCAAGTTCAACGTGAAGCCCCTGGGCGATGTTGGCACCTGTGCGGTTCCCAGCGTCCGCATCGACACCTCGACGGTATTCGTGGGCGCCAATGAGAGCCGCGTCTATGAGCTTGCATTGGATTCCGGCAGCTACAACTACGCGCCGCCGGGCGACCTGACCGCACTCGTTCCCGAGATCGGGGATCAGCGGTTCCTGCGTCGGGCGTTCCAGCGTTTCCCCGATCGACGCCTGCATCTTGTGCTGGGCGATGGCACGGCGGCCATCCTGATCTTCGACAAGCTCGAAAACGTCATCTGCTGGGTCAAGGTGACGACGGACGGAACCATTGAGGATGTCGTGACCATCCCCGGCCCGTCCGGCACCAAGATCGAGGATCGCGTCTATTACGTGGTCAAGCGCACCATCAACGGCTCGACCAAGCGCTACCTAGAGAAGTGGGCGCGCATGGATCAATGCACGGGAGCCGCCGACAACCGCCTTGCCGACAGCTATGTCACCGGCACCCTGTCGGGCAGCACCACGGTCCCCGTGGCGCACCTGGAGGCCAAGACCGTCTGCCTGTGGGGCAATAGCAAGTACCTCGGCACCTACACGGTATCGAGCGGCGCGATCACGGCGAGCGAGGCGATTACCGGGACCTACGTCGTCGGGCTGGTCTATACGGCCCAATACAAGAGCGGCAAGCGGGCGATTGCCGAGTGGCAGCGCATGATGCTGACCCAGCACAAGAAGATCGACGCGCTGGGCCTGGTTCTGTCGAACGTGCATCACACGGGTCTGCAATACGGCCCCGACTTCACGACCATGGACGACATTCCGCAAGTGGTCGATGGCACGCCGGTCACGACGGATACGATCCATTCGACGCTGGAAATCGACCCCACGGGCTTCCCCGGAGAATGGGACACCGACCCGCGCCTGTGCCTGGAGGCTACCGCGCCCAAGCCCTGCACGGTGCTTGCGGTGACGCTGGTCGAGAGCGGAGACGGCACATGATTGCCATCGTGCCAGCTACCCCCGACCTTGCCCGCGCCTACTACGGCAAGGAGCCGCCGTGGACGTTTCAGGGCTACGCCGCCGTGATGGATGGCAAGCCCGTGGGATTGGCCGGCGTCTATCGCGAGGGCGTACATCTGGTCGCCTTCTTCGATGCGGCACCTGCCTTGCGTGCCTCCAAGCGTGTAGCGGTGCAGGGGCGGCGTTTGCTGCGCAAGCTGATGGACGACGCCCGCCGTCCGGTATTCGCCAAGATGAACGCCAGAGAGCCCACCGCACCAGCCCTGCTGCGTCGCGCCGGGTTCGTCCCGCTCCATGACGACATTCTGGTGAGGATACCCAATGCGTAGCGCGTGCCCTTGGTCCATTCACAACTCACGCCTTGCCGAGCAGGGCGCACGCTTTACCGGCCTTGAGATCGCTGCCGCCGTTGGCGCCGCCTCAAGCCTTGCCTCGATCGGCATGGGCATCATCGGAGCGGGCCAGCAGGCCGATGCCCAACGCCAGGCTGGCGACATTGCTTACCGCAACGCCCTGCAGCAGCAGCAGGTACTAGAGGCGCAGGCCAAACAGAAGGAAGCCGACGCCAAGGCGGAACAGGCTGCCTCGCAGCGCACGGCCATCGAGCAGAAGCGCAAGTCCACGATTGCCGCAGGACGCGCCACCGCCGTCATGGCGGCCTCTGGTGCCGGCGTCGATTCCCGTCTGCTTGAGGGCATCCTTGGGGAAGGCGACTACGCCAAGAATGTCGCGCTGTACGAGGGCGACGACCGGGCATCGAAGCTCAACTACGGGGCTACTTTGGACCGCTGGGCTGGCAACGCACGGGTGGGGAATGGGGCCTATACCCGCTCGTCCATGTATAGCCGCGCATCTGGAACGGAGACGGCGGGCTATGTGAAGGCGGGACTGCAGGGGCTGTCGCTGGCGGCGAAGTATGGTGGGGACTTCGCGGGCAGCTACGACCTCGGCAAGGACACGCTTCGCACCGCTAATGATGCCGACTTGGGCGGTTACGGCATCGGATACAACTACGCCGATCCGAGGCTGACGTGATGTTAGTACGAGGAACAGGTCACAATGTTGCCCGTCGTAAACGAGCAGGTCGTGAACGTGGGCAGGGACGTGCGTTGCACGTTCGTCCATTCCTGCAGGACGCGGGTGGCCCGCTGTCTGTCTTCCCGTTCCTGTGCCTGAGCGCGGCCAAGAGATGCCTCGATCTTCTCTGCGGCGGCGCGATTCCGGCTATCAAATCGGTTGATTCTCGCAAGGCTCAATTCGGCATATTGCCCGTAACTGATTTCGCGACGCACGAGCCTAGCGAAGTCCATGTCGGCTTCCGTATAGGTCTCGGCGGCAGCCGTGACAAATGCCGGATGAATTGTGCTGACGCGCTGAAGGACATCCGAGCGACAGGTCGCAAGACTCTTGTGGACGGCAAGCAACAGCGGAACGTCATCGCTTGTCGGCTTGTTCCGGTTCGCAAGCACATCCATGGGCGGACGCCCAAGGACAAATCGCCCGGTCAGCGCACGGTAGTCTGGACTGCGTTCGATGTTGTCCGCGCATTCGGCGGACTGCCGTCTCGATTGATCGACGGCCAGATTGATGTCTCTAGCTTCTCGCTCGGCATTGGTCGGCCCATTGGGGGCGGCGCATCCAGCCACGAGCAGGGCCAGCGCCACAATCGCAAGTCGCATCATCGTTCCATCCTCGCGCCCGCAAACCAGCATCGGGCATCCGTGGCCGCCGTTCAAGGGGAAGCCTGATGGGTACTTTCGGGTCATCCGCCGATTTCCAGCGCCCGACGCCGCGCGTCACAAGCTCTCCTGCCATCCCGGCCGCGCCGGACCTGTCCACTGCAGGGGCAGATACCCTGTACGCGCAGGGCCAGCAAACCAAGGAACTGGCCGCTGCTGCCGACCATTTCGGGCAGGTCATGGACGAGACGGCGGCACAGGACGCCCTCAATCAGCTTCGCACCAAGCGCCAGGAACTGACCCTCGACCCGCAGAAAGGCGTTGCCAGCCTGAAGGGCGGCGATGTCCTGAAGCAGGGCCCGTCCGGCAAGCCGTGGCTGCAGGAGTTCCCCGACCAATTCAGGCAGTCCGCCGACGACCTCGCCGGCAAGCTGATCTCCCCCCGCGCCAAGGCGATGTTCCGTGACGCCGCTGCGAAGGAGCAGATCGGCTTCAAGGGCGATGTCCTGCGCCATATCACGGGCGAGACCGAGAAGTGGGAAGACGCGGTCTTCAAGGATACCAACGCCGTCTTGACCAATGACGCGGTTAGAAACATCGACAACCCGCAGGCCCTCGACGGTATTGTGGGAAAGATGATTGGGGCGACCGAAAACTATCTTCGCCGCAAAGGATTACCAGCGGAGGCGTCCAAACTTGACATCCAGTCCGGCGTCTACGCCACCGTAATATCGACGCAGATACAGTCAGGTAACGATCAGGCCGCGTTGGCAGCATTCTCTCGCTATGGCGACAAGCTAACGGCGGCGGACAAGCTGAAGCTCCTGCCGAGTCTTGAGACAATCCAGCGCAGCACCTCAGCCAAGGAGTTCGCGCGCAATCCGGGCGCCTTTGCCGGCGGGTCGGGAGACTTCGACGTGCGCCTTGCGGCGGGCGAGGGCGGCTCCGAAAATGGCGGCTTCGTGTTCAACAAGCTGGGCTCCGGCGCCTATGGTCCGTTCCAGTTCATGCCCGATACGTGGGCTGACGTTCGCGCCAAAAACCCCGGCCTCAATCTTCCCGCCGATATGACGCAGGCGACCTTTGAACAGCACAAGGCAGCTAACGATGCGTTCAAAGCGGCCAATGCCGAGAGCCTGAAGGCGGACGGTTATGAGCCGACGGCTGCGAATATGTATCTCGCCCATCGCTTTGGGGCCAAGGGCGCTGTCAGGGTACTAAGCGCCAACCCGGCCACGCCGCTGGAGAAGATCCTGCCGGCGACGTGGTTCGACAAGAATCCAGACTTGCGTGGCCGGACGGCGGGCGAGTTCATCGACGGCGCACAGAAGCGCATGGCCGGCGTGACTACCGTATTCGGCTCCAGGCCCGGCGCACCCGGCAACATCGCGGATAGTCGGATCGGTGATCCGCTGGCGACATCGGTAAACGACGCCACGGCAGGCCGTCCCGCGCGCACGCTTGAGGAAGCGGTCAACATCGTGACGAGCCCGTCCGCCCGTCAGGCCGCGACCGATCCGGGGCAGGGCGTTCCCAATGCTCGTCAGCAGATGATCCAGATTGAGCAGGAGCGTCAGCGCGCCCGCGAGATCAACTACGCGCAGTTCTCCGGCAACCCCAAGACCTACGCGGCAAACGAGGCGGCGATCAATTCCCTGTATGAGCAGCGCAAGGCATCGGTCCAGCTTTACAAGGATCAGCTTTGGGACGCGGTGCAGGAGCATATGCTGAGGGGTGGCAAGGGCCCGGATGGGAAGCCCAATGGTACTCCCGCAATGGAGATGCCCTCGGCAGACATCGTCAGTCAGTTGGACTTCGAGCAAGTCCGCAAGCTGGAGAAGCAGGTCGAGTTGAATATCCAGGGCGCGAAGCCCAAGACCGATTGGGGGCTTTACACCGACCTTGAGCGGGGCCTGACGCATGAGAACGCGAACGTCCGTGAAGTGTTCGCCAAAATGCACCCCATGCAGTTCCGAAGCCAGTTGGCTGACGACCAGTACAAGAGCATCCTCGAATTGCAGGCCACCGTGCGCAAGGGCGACGGCAGGGAGATCAGCGAGGCCGTATCGCGCTCGCAGATCATTAAGTCCACGCTGGAGGTTGTTCTTGGGCCAGAACCCAAGCCGACCGATGGCACGCGCCGGAAGGAATACGCCAACAAGGAGGCGCAGTTCAATCGCGTGCTCAACTACGAAGTCTCCGCCTTTGAAAAAGAAAAGGGCAAGAAGGCCGACGCGAAAGAGTTTCAGGATATTGTCGACGGCATCATCAAGTCCGCCGTCTCCGGCGAGCGCAAGGGCTGGTTTGGCTGGGGCAGTCCAGCGGAGAAGCCCCTGTTCCAGTTCTCGCTGGCGGACATTCCCAGGCCGGATCGCGACGCGCTGGCGGCTTACCTGCGATCGGTTGGCGTCGCGCCAACTGACTCTAACATCCTGGAAGCCTACCGGCACGCAAAGGTGATTGAGTCACGCAAACGCACGGTTGTTCCCTACGGTCGTGGCAACTGGCAGCCGGGCGTCGATGCCGCTCCATATACAGAAGCATCGCCTGATGGTGGATTTGTCCAAGCCGCAACGATGCCACCGTCCATTGGAGGCAATACGTTCGGCGGAAACACATTCGGTGGAAATACCTTCGGTGGGCGGACGTTTGGGGGCAACACCTTCGGCGGCCAGACATTCGGAGAGTCAAAGTAAATGGCCGACTTCGACACAACGATAGAAACGCCCCTCGATACCGTTCCGGCTGCCCCGCCGCCCGCTCCGGCCCCGCCCGCCGCCGTGGCCGGTGCCTACGCCTACCCGGAACCCAACAGTATGGCGGAAGCGGCCCGGCTGGTGGCAGACAATCAGGGCGCCCGTCTGCGGGCCAACCTGCTCGCCTCTCAGGGCATTCCATCCGCCACCACGGCAAAGGCGCTGGACATTGCAAGCCAACTCAGCGCACCCGTCGATACGGTCGAGCGCAATCTTGCCGACTTCGAGAGCATCGCCAAGCGCAAGCAGTACGAGTCCATCCTGTCCGGCTCGCCGCTTCTCAAGCAGTGGATGCTTGAGCCGATCAATCTGAAAGTCGGGCAGGACGACATCGAGAGGCTGGCGAAGGCCGAGAACGCATGGCGCGGGGTGATGGATACGATTGTCCGCTCTCCGTTGCAGGGTGCGGTCGGATACATCGGCAGCAAAATCGCCGGTTTGGGTGAGGGGCTCAATATCATCGGGCGGCAGTACGATGCACTCAACCCGGCGTGGGCCATTGAGGCGCCGTGGTATCTCGATCCCGGCGAGATTCTGAAACGCGGCGGCGGGTCCATAAAGTATATCGCTGACGAACTGATCGGCGTTCCGAAAGAGCGCCAGAACTTTGCCGATCAAGTCGCGCAAGGCGTCGGCCAGATCGGCGGTCAGATCGTCGACAGCATCCTCATGGGCGGCAGGGGGCTGGTTGTCAGCTTGTTCGGTCAGGGAATCGACCAGATGGTCGATCAAGTCAAAGAGACCGGCAAGTACGGCACCCTTGCGGGGGACGCCACCATCCTGGCGGGCGGCGCGATTACGGCGCTGACCGAAAAGATGGGCTTGGATCTAATCCTCAATCGCGTCCCTCCGGCCATCAAGAACAAGGTGCTGCGTGCTGGCGCGGACATTCTCATGGCGGGCGGCATCGAGGCTGCAGAGGAGTTTTTGGAGCAGGCCGCACAGAACGGCGTTACGAACGTGATGCTACGCTCGCAGGCCGAATACAGGCCGGTGACGGAAGGCGCCTTTGATGCGGCGGCTCCGGCGTTCTTCTCTGCCGGACTGGTGCGCGGTGCCGTGCTGGGCGCGGGTCGGTTCTCCCAGCCTAAGCCGAAAGAGAAGGACGACCGCACCCTCGATCAGCGATGGGCCGAGCGGCAGGCGCAGGCGGTCGATGCACTGGTCGCGAGCGTCAGTGAGACCAACCTGTCCAAGATGTCGCCGGAGAAGATGGCGGACTATCTGGAAAACCTTGCCAAGCATACCGGCGACCAGTCCGTCTTCATCCCCGCCGAAGTGGTGCAGACCTACCTCCAATCCAAGCCTCTGGAGGATATGCAGAAGTTCGCCGATGCGCTGGGCATCAGCGAGCAGTTGCCGGAAGCATTGGCCCGAGGCGGCGACGTGGTGATCCCGCTCGCGAAGTACGTTTCCGAGGCGGGCAAGTCCGACGCGCACAAGGCATGGCTGAATGACCTTCGCCTGGAGGTGGATGGCCTCTCTGTCCGTCAGGCCGAGGAAGATGCCAAGACCCAGAAGGAACGGGTCAAGCTCGCGGTCGAGCGGTTCGAGAAGCAGCTAGAGGCGGGCATTGCCGAAGTGGACGCCACCACGCGCGTCTATGAGGACATGCGCGACAAGCTCAAGACGCTGGGGCAATACACGAACGACGCAGCCGAACAGCAGGCCGCCCTGCTCGCCGAACGCTATGCGGCAAGAGCGGCGCGCAGTCCCAACCAGTACGCCGACGCATGGGACGCCTACACGAAGGCAGGACCGGGCAAGGGGCTGGAAATCCAGACCGTGCTTTCGGATCGCGTGCGGGCGATGCCGCCGGATGATCTCGACCTCCTGCTGAACAGCATCCGGTCGGGGAAGGTGAAGCC